AGGACATTGTCCTGGCAAGTCTGCAAAGTCTGGCAATGAAAGAGTATGACGACGCCATCTTTGCATCCTTTGGCTTTGTCGTAATCGACGAGTGCCATCACACGAGCGCAGAAGTCTTCTCGCGCGCGCTTCACAAGATCACGGCGCCTTTTGTGCTCGGTCTTTCCGCGACGCTCGACCGCAAAGACGGGTTGCGCAAGGTATTCGAATGGTTCCTAGGCAAACCCGTATTTCAGCTTAAGAAGCGACTCGAAGCCGATCTCAACGTGCAGGTGGTGCCTTTTTATGATCCACACCCCGATTACGGTCGGGAACGCTATATGTACAACGGGAAGCTCAACGTTGCACAGATGATCAATGCTATCTGCGATTTCCCACCGCGCAATGCTCTCATTGTTGAGACGCTTAAGGATATTTTTGAGAGCGAGCCGGATCGCAAGGTACTGATTCTCAGCGACCGACGGAGGCACTTGCAGATCCTGGAACAGATGATTCGAGATGCCAATCTGGGAACGGTTGGTTATTATGTAGGAGGCATGAAAGAAGCGGATCTGAAAGCCAGCGAAGGCCAGAAGATTCTGCTCGGAACCTTTGCTCTGGCGAGTGAAGGCATGGACGTGCCGACACTGAATACGCTCGTCTTGGCGTCTCCTGTCACATCGATTGAGCAACCGATCGGGCGCATTCAGCGACAGAAAGCGCATGAACGTCTCTATACGCCTCTCGTGGTTGATGTTTGGGATCAGTTCAGCATTTTCAGAAACCAAGGCTGGCGTCGCTTGGCGTTTTACAAAAAGAACCAATATAAGATCCTTGGTGCCGGAGCCGATGCAAGCGCCGCCGATGACGCAGGTGCCGACGAAGATACGGTCGCGGATGCCGTACCGAAAAAGAAGAAGTATACGTTTGACGATGACGATGAATGAAGAAAATATTGATACATGTTAGAGCATCTCAAATGCATTACTTCCTACGCGTCTTGGCGCTTACAGTTCTTGTTCTGATGACGATCGTGGATCTACCGCGCATTCAATGGTTGCGCAACGAAGAGATCCAGATGGTGCTTGGCACCATCATCATCTTTGTGCTGGTCATGTATGACGTGCTGACGGGCGCTCTCCTCGCGGCGTCGCTGTTTATTGCCTACTTCCGCCTCAACAAGGCTAACTTCAACGTGTTCGACTGGGCATCCTCCAAGAACTTCGGCGACATTCTGGAACTGAGCAGTGCCTATGTCAGCGAGGAGCACCTGAAGGCGGCGCAATCCAACTTGGTAAGCGAGGAGGATTACGAAAAAGAAATGATTGGCATTGAAGGCTCAGTGTATGGCGCCCAAGGCATTGACAAGACCATGCCGGGCTATGCGAACGGCTCCACCCTGGGCGTCATGCGGGCGGCGGCAGATTACTGATGCTTTTTATTGCTGGTTTCCAATGTAGTCGTTTACGCTGCTCGGGATGTAGGCATTTGCACCAATGCCGTTGGTGCTGCTGCTCGCGCTGCTCGAGCGGTTGCTTGGGCTCGCTTTAATACCAAACATGATGGTCAGGATGAGCGTCAATAGGCACATGAAGACCGTGCCACCCATGAGGATCATGAATGTGTTTTTTGACTTGAACTGGTCGCGTGCCAGTACAACGACAATGATGACCTTGATGGTGTACAGGAACACCAGTGCGCTGAGAATGCAGATGAAAAGTGCGACATTCTTGTGGTACGACCAGTAGAAGATGGCAGCAATGATCATCGCCCCAATCATCAGACCGACGCTCATGAAGACGTTGCTCACGATGCTCTTGCTGTCTTCTTCCGTCACGAATCCCTCTTGTACAAAAATGGGCAAGAGTTTGCTTGCCGTCTCGGCGTCGCCAGGACTGCCAGCAACCATGTCTGTGAGCGGTTTGGGCATACTGAAAAGCGTGTCCATGATATTTACTATTCTCTTAGGAAGACTTTATTTTTGCTCATAGAATGTCAAAAGGACATAGAAAGCCGCAGCCAGCAGCAACGCACGTACGAACATATCGTAGGTTTCTAGCACACTAAGACGCGGGATCTTTTCATACAGCATTTGGGTGAGATTGGGGTGGAACGCGATCGCGCCTAGGACGGCGACGACGCCGGCGAGCTTTAGGTGTTCCATGTTGAGCTCCAACAGCGAGCGGCTGCCGGTGTTTGAGTGCGAATGTGAGAGTTGCGGAGCAACGGCGGCTATGGCACTTGCCGGTCGGCGTTGAACGGGTGCCGCCGCCTGTTGCTGCGCGGCATCCTCAAAGTCTTTTTCCATGTCCTGAAGGACGGCTGTAACGACTTCATCTGCATCATGAGGCGAATCGCGCACGGCAGACGCCGCCGCACCCGCAGCACTTTCAGGAAGCGTATGGACAGGCGTAGCCATGTTCATTGTCTACAAGTTATGAAAGGCAATAAAAACAATCATTTTGGCGCACTTGGCGTGCCAAACGCACTTACGGCGCCGGCCCGATCGCCTCGGGCATGCAAGCCGCGTCTTTGGCGGCATACTTGAAACACTCGCCATCGATTTTGTAAACCGCCTCCCTCACTTCAGCGAGTGGCGGTGCGTAAATAAGGACGCATGACTTCTTATCCTTGCATACGCGCTGGAACATAAGGCTCAAACCCAAACCAATGATGACGGCGGTGAGGATCTGACCCTTGTCCGTGTACAGCAAGCCATTTGCCAATCGTCGAAGCTGCAGCATCGCTGCCTTACGCGGAGACAATATTTTGTTCGGTGACGTCCGGTGTGCATGTAACGGATTTCACTGCATAAACATAGCACTTGCCGGTCGAGTCCTTATACACGATTTTGCCAGCATTGATCGGAGTGGGATATTTAAGGATCACTGGTATGGATGGGCGTGCGAGGTAGACATACAGGATGCCTGCGCTAAAGGATACCAAGAACCATACCCAGCGGAACTGAAATGCCTGCTGCATTACTCTTGACTTACGTCAACATTTTTCCGCGCGCGAGGCAATCGGACATATTTCGTGAAGATGGCCGAGGGTTCACCGGCATCCATGTAGGCTTCGGTCATTTTTACTGCTTCCTCCGCATACGTTCGCAGCGCCGCCCGACCGGTTCGCGCAGCCCTTTCTTTGAGATTCAAGAACGCTTCCAAGTGCACCATCTTGCTTTGCTCCAACTTCATCTGCACTTTGTTGCGAGTTTGTTCGTGTGCGCGCTGGTAGTGCATCAGCAGGTCGCTGTCGTGCTGTGTATAGACAGCATCCTTCAGTTGGATTTTTTCAAAGGCATTCTGAAGCGAGCGCGCATCGGCTGGGTCGTCCAGCACATGATCCATGAAGCACTGCGCAAATGCGTTGAGCGCCTCTTGTTTTTCTATGCCGGCGTCCATGTTGCCCCTACTATATCGGTTCAGGTTAATTTCGCATCGTCGGCCACGTAGTGACATCCTCGAATAGGCTCTTGAACTGTTTGCTGACCTTGTTGGCTTCGATTTCGGACAGCTGTTCTTCGTATTGTGACATCGGCAGATACTTGATTTCAACCGTCTTTGGTGGACACGTTGCAGCCGCTTTCTTGCTGTAGTACCCCTGCACAACAAGAATGCTACCGACGAAAAGGAAGAACACCGCGATCGCTTTCATACCGCTTCTCTATTCATATCATAACATATTTGGGGAAATGGTTTGAACAAAAAAATAAATCACGCTCGCGGGCTTTTGTTTATTGTGATTCGCCAGTTGCGCTAGTTGCGCTAGTTTCGGCGTCAGCGCTGGTGCCCGCGCCCGCGCTCTCTTGCGCGCGCTTTGCCATCCACGGATCTTCGTCCTCCGTCATGGCCTTACGCATCTTTTCTTGTTTTCGCTGCTCATACACCTCATCGCGAATGGTCATGTTGTCCTTGTACTTCTTCATGAGCGTATTGAGCGCTGTGTCCGCGTATTCCTGGTTGTCAAGCATTTCCGGACTCGGCGACCACGGGCACCAGCAACCCACCTGACCAATAAAGATGTCAAACTTGTCGCCTTGGCGCTTGAGCACTTCGGCGCGCACCTGCGCCTCCTTGAGTGTATCAAATACACCGCGCACCTTGATGCCGCGGACGCACGTCTGGAAGTCATTCTCAGCGGAGAATTCGCGGTCAATATCGGCGGCATGCAGGCCGCGATAGAACTTGTACTGTTCTTGGAGTTCGGCCTCGTCAAAGACGTACTTGTGGACTTCCATGACCTGCTCAATATTTCCGGCGGCTTCTGGGAAGCGTTGCTTCATTCCTTCGAATAGCGCCTTGACGTCCTTAGAAAATTGGCCTAGGAAGCGGTTCATCGCATACACATCCTTGTCCTTCAGAAGCTGCTCAGGCGAGATGAAAGAGAGACAGACGTAGTTTTGGCCACGAATCGGTTTGTCTTCGTCGAGATAATCTACCTCCTTCGTCGGAACGAGCGGGGTCGACATGTTATGAGTAGTTTATGTATCCAGCGTCTTAAATCACTTATCTTTTTTCTCGTCATAAATTAACAAAAGCAAATGAACTACACCTTTGACTTTCAAGAGATTGCCATGCGCCTGGCCAAGTACGTGATGGAAGGTGCCGCCGTCGGCATCGTGGCCGCGATCCTGCCGTCCAACCCCCTGAAGTGGCAGGAGGCGGTTGTCATTGCCCTGGTGGCGGCCTGCATGTTTGCCATTCTGGACGTCCTCGCGCCCAGCATCGGTGGATCGGTGCGCCAAGGTGCCGGTCTAGGCCTCGGCTTCAACCTGGTCGGCTTCCCCGTCGCCTAGGCCACAACCTAAATGGACTGAATAAACTGCCAATGAAGTTCTTCGCAGATATTCTTCCAGATCTGGTCTTGCAAATGTAATTTTTCTCGGCTTTTCAGCAAAGGGAAATGCTTTAAATACTCGTCACGCTCCAGCAGCTGAAAGAACTTGTACAACACGTAACTATACGACAGGAAGTTCTTGCGGTCTTTCGGACAGTGTTTCAGGAACGGCGCTTGGATTTCTTTGAACATCGAGCGCAGTTTGTCCTCCAGGTCGGGTGTAAAATTTGGCGGCGGCATCCCATTGATGCGGCTGATGATGTAGGGGCCATGCTCATAAAACTTGTTGAGTTTGAGCTTTTTCAGAATCTCGCGCATTTTGCTGTACGTGATTTTGGATGTATCGTAAATCTTTTCCTTCTGGATCTCGCTCACGATTCTCTCGAATATTTCTTGCGGAATATCGGTACTTTCTTTCCCTTGGATTTGCGACAACCACTCCTGGAAATGATTGATTCGCTTGTATGAAAAGTGTGAGGCCTCTTTCATCGGCTGGCGCTGGGTCGGTTTGTTCTGCTCCACCAACATGAGCTCTTGATACCCACATGCAGCACATACCATGATGCCGTCTTGAAGCATGCACAAGAGTGGCGTATCGCATTTCGGACAGTTACTTGCCGCTGCGTCGTCCCCAGCAAATTGAATGAACGTAGGATCCGTTAGCGCCATGTATTTCTCGACCAGTGCGCGCTTATCGCCCGCACACGTGCTCGCGCCTCCTGATAAACCGCCGCATTCGGCTGTGGCGCCGCCTGTCGCACAGGAGGGTTGGGACTCGGGCGCAGCTCCCGGCGCTTCATTCGCTGGCGTGGCGATCAGGTTGAATGCTTCCAAAATACTCTTGTTCTGGGGCGGCAGGTGCTTCTTCCGCCCGCGCACCATCGGCTTCTCAATGTTGATGGGTGCCACCGATGCGTGTTCGCTCGTGCCTTGCAGTTGGAGAAGGTCATAATACGAGAACAGAATGGCGGCAGTATTTTCAAAATAAGTGATTTCGTCCTCACCCGATTCGAGGCGGTTGATTTCGCGCTCTAAATAACGGATGCGATCCTTGCATAACAGATTACTCGACCACACCGTCTCGTATTCCACATCATCCCACGCAACCTGTCGATCGACCAAATCCTGAATCCTTACCTGAAGGTTTTCAAGTGTGTTGGCAAACACGGCATATTCCGCACGCAGAGTAGATATTCGTGCGCGCTTCTCAGCAATTTCATCAAGCGTACGCTGATGCCGTGCGTCCAATGTGAGTTCCTTGTGGCTTTCGGTCAACGGCAATCTTTTCTTGGAGCTTTTCTCTTTAAACATAACGTCTAAATGTCGGTGAAATGCATCTGCTTAAGTGGGTGCGTCCAAAATCTTGCGCGCAAAAATATTTTCTCTGTATAAGTTATCAAACAATCAGATGGGCGGAGGACTACTACAACTCGTTGCTTACGGAGCTTAAGGGTTCGGTCAAGGGGGTACTACGCCCCCTTACACGTCATGGGCTTCAACAGTGGGCAGCCATCATGGTTCCTGAAATTACCATGATGGGGAAACCTGTGTAAATTTCAGGGGATAGATTTCCCGCCATCTATCCGATATAACCTGCTAGTGGTTTTGGTTGCTTGGCAGCCGGACCGCAAGATCATCAAATTGCCGGAACCCCCTAAAGTCATCCGTACTAACCCAAGGTAGCAATACACTTGGCGGCTCAGAGTAATGAACTGAGAGAGAGTAAAAACCGGATGAATGATTGGATGAAAATC